CTGTGGATGAGGATGCTTTGTATCTGCGCGCGAAGCGAAAGCCGCGGCTATCTCACCATTGCAGATGTGGACCTGGATGTTGCGACTCTCGCCACTACAGTGTCGAAGTCTGAAACAGAGGTCTCCTGCCTGCTGGAGGAGCTAGAGCGTTGGCGCGTTTTTTCTCGGGATCGCAAAGGGCGGATATTCTCCAGGAGAATGATCAGGGACGACAAAAGATCAAAAGAGGGGGCAAAATTCAAAAAAGAGGCACTTTCGAAAAGTCACCAAGCTGTTGATGCTAAAGAACAAAATTCCATACCTTCAAGGGGTGCTATAAGGGGGGCTTCTCCCCAGAAGCCAGAAGCCAGAAGCCAGATAACCCCCAAAGCCCCCTCGGCTGGAGGCGATGAAGGCGACGGCGCGAAGGCGATCTGTAAAAAGTTCCTCGAAGAGCGTTCCCGGCTTTGGCCCGACGAAAGTGCGCTGCCGGCCCCAACCATGACTATCAAGTCGATTGCTCGGCAGCACCTGGATGCCGGGGGGTCTGTTGACCTGATTATCGAAGTCATGGCCCGAGGAATGGAGCGGATGTCAAAGTCCGGAAAGACCGCCCCGAATAGCTTGGCGGTGTTTAAGAACTCAATTGCTGATGCCATAACTCAGCACAAGCAATCTGGTTCAAATGGAAGTTCAACAAGCGCGTCAGTTTATGTTTCTGCGTCTGATCGTGACGATGAAAGGCAGAGGACGTGGATTAGACTTTGGAAGTCATCAGGACATTGGCCGGAAGACATCAGGGGTCCAAAGCCAGGGTCTTACGGGTGCCGGGTACGTCCAGAAATTCTTGCGGAGTTTTCGAATTGACCATGCACATTCCACTTTTCAAACCAGCCTGCTGGACCGACACCGCCACCGAACGCTGCGGCTGGTCCTGGGACTGTGGCCGGGCCTGTGCCAACGCCTATTCCCCGGCCGGCGTCGAAATCCTGCTGCGGCACACCCCGACCTGTCACGGATGCCGACGCTTGATCCGCGCATGGGAGATTATCGAGGGCACGGTGACGCCGGATGCGCCGGACCCGCGCGGACCGGGCGTCAAGGGGGATAATCCGGCCGCTGGTGCGTTTCAGGCGGTGGATGCTACGTCCGAGCATCCCGAAGCGCAGAACGCACCAGACAGGGCTCTAATCAATTCGTTCTGGAGCGCAACGAAATGACGCAAAACCGATCTCACGCCGTCATGGCGCAGCGCACCGAGCCGCACGATAGCTTGGATTTCTTCCCGACGCCGCCCTGGGCGACGCGGGCTCTCGTCGAGCACATTCTAGCGCCCGCCGATTGGCTTGGAAAATCAACATGGGAACCGGCTTGCGGAACCGGAGACATGGCCCGGCCGCTCGCTGAGTATTTCGATAGCGTCAGGGCATCTGATGTCCACGATTACGGCTTCGGCGAGGTGCTGGATTTCCTGATGCCGATCCCGGTTTCCTTGCGGCCTGACTGGGTGATCACCAATCCACCATTCCGACTGGCAGAACAGTTCATCGAGCGCGGACTTGAGAAATCGACAGTCGGAGTTGCCGTCCTGGTCCGCACGGTGTTTCTCGCCACGGTTGGCCGGTTCGAGATGTTCCGCCGTTGGCCTCCCACTGCTGTTGCTCAGTTCGCCGAGCGCGTCCCGATGGTCAAGGGGCGCGTTGATCCGAAGGCCAGCACGGCGACGGATTATTGCTGGATCGTGTTTAAGCACGGCGAGACGGACACACGGATGCGCTGGATACCCCCTTGCCGGAAGGCGCTGGAGCGGCCGGGGGATTACGAGCGGGTGGAGGCATGACCGCCCAACGCGCCGCAGACAGGCAGCTCCGGTGTCGCCTTGGGGACAAGGTGCCGAGCGCTGCGAACGACCTGGAGCCTATCGCTCGCCGCTCATGGCACGAGCGGGGATTCGTTTCGATCTCGATCACGGACCCGGCGCTGACCAGGAGCGAGCGCGCGGCATTGGCCGGAATAGCAGAGCGGAGATTTGGGAGGCGGAATGGCTGACGACAGGCTGCGGATACTGACGGAGGCGATGGGCATCGAAACCGTGACCAAGATGGTCGATTGCCAGCCGGTCCAGTACCGGCGGGTTCAGTGCTCGTCATGCGGGGCGGTTTCTGAGGTGCGTCACAAGATCGATGCCCCACCGGATCGGGTTCGTCAGAGCTTCGAGCAGAAGGGGTGGAAAACCCCGAAGCCACGTCTCTGGAGCTGCCCAGATTGCGCAAGACCGAGACGAAAAACAGAGGAATACAAAAAGTTTTCACGACCGGAACAACTGGAGATTTTGGACATGAATAAGGCGCCGATTAAGCAGGAACATATCGCGGCGGCCAGGGAGCCGACAGCGAAAGAATGCAAGGCTGTGTTCGAATTGGCTGGAGGTTACTTCAAGGACGGAAAGTACGATTCAGGTTGGTCAGACCGGCGCGTGGCCGATGAACTGAAGATGCCGCCGGCCGTCGTTGCCAAAGCTCGCGAGGAGTTTTTCGGTCCGATCAAGGGCGATCCAGAACTCGAAGCCGCGAAGTCCGATCTGGCGGCGATCCTGAGCATGATCAAGCCGCTCGAACAGCGGATAACGGCCATCGAAAAGCGCATCTGCGGCTGAACCAACACCAGGGGGCACAATGACCGAGCACAGGACCAAGGCGCGGACGCGGGCCGGGCGGAGAGAAGGCAGGAAGCGGCGGCAGGATGTGCTGCGCGAACCGAATGGCCGTGTCGCCGAGCGCGTCCAGATTGCTGATCGCGGGCCAACTGTCCACGAGGAACTGAAGCGGCAGATGGCGATCCGCTTTGGCCTGACGGTTGAGCAGATTGAAGCTGGAATGACCGGGAACAAGGACATAACCGGAATGGGGATGACGGCCGTCTATGCCCTCTGGCTCCGCGATTTGCTCGGCCATAAAGGCGGTGTCGGGGAAAAGCGCAAGACGAACCTGGAGGATTACCGCACGCTCTGGGTAAACTGGTCGGCCATGACCGGAAGCAGGCGGTGGAAGCCGGACCAGAAGCCAGCCGGAATGGGTCTTACCGAGGAAGCATGGAGGGCTTGCGACGACAAAATGGCCGCGTGCGACGGGGTGCTGCAACGGCTTCCTGGCGGCGATAATATCCGCGATGTGCTGGCGGAGATATGTCTCGACGACGCCATTCCCTGCGACCTAATCCCCCCGGAGGGCGCGCGGAACGCCGTCGTCGAGACGGCATTCTCCGGCCTAAAGGTCATCAGGGCAATCCGACTGGGCGCCGATGCCGTCGGGGCCGTTCTGTCGTCCAGGAAAATCCCAGAACGCGCCCGCCCATCATTCGAGGACAAGCGGGCGGTGTTTGATAGCGTCATTCGGAATCGGGGGGCGTCGCCTGGGTAGACTTTTGGCGCTCACGGAAACGGCGTTGGCGTTCGGCGTTGGTTGATTGTCCGCCGCTTTCGCTCGGGAGTCCAGCAGCTTTCCGAGCCGCGCGCCGTTTGGCAGATGCGGCCCGGAACTGGGCTTTGCGGTGTTCGTCGGTCAAGCTGCTACGCCCATCGCCCAGTCTTCGCACTTCTGCATGTGAGCGGCGCGCTTCTCAGCTTCGGCGCGGGTCCGGTATGAGCCGGCGCAAAAGTTGCCTTGCTGGTCGATGACGATCCATGACTTGCGGGCGGTATCGGCACAAACGTCGAGGTGGGCGAGGAAAACTTGGCGCATTGTCTGTCTCCGTGGTGAATGCGGCCCCGAAGGGCCGCTGTTGGTGTTAGGCGGCAATGTTATGGTCGAGATAGTCGTTCCGGTAGGCGGCGCGACGGAAATAGGCGCTCCCATCGATCCGCTTGCGCCCGTCAGCCAAGCAACGCTTAAACTCATTGGCGCTATCCTCTGCCGTATCGCCAACTCCGCAAAGCAGGTCGCCATCAATAATCTGGGAAGTGGTGAACTCGAACCGGCCGCAGTACATGCGAGAGGTGGTTTTCATCGTTCGTCTCCGTTGGTTGGTGGCGTTCCCGCCGTCTTGATGTTCTAACTGTAACGCGTCATCACACCGCCGTCAACAGGAAAATAACGCGTCAACGAAATAATCCGCGCCCCTACCCGCTGCGCTTTTCCCCTTGACGCCGCGCTAACCATCGTGATAACCGTCGAAATAGATGCTGAACTTGTTGTCAGTGAAGCCCCGCCCGGCCATCCCCGAGGCGGGCTTTTCGTGTCTGCGGCCCTGACCGGACCAACGCCGTGATATCCGGCGCCGGTTATCCGCAATGGGGGCTAACTGCGTAGCGGGTGGCCCTCTTCGTGTCCGACATGGGGTGCATCCTGAGTCGGCAAAGCCGGTGACGAGGCCGGTATGCTGTCGTGCAACTCGACGGCGCCAATCCAGCCCTCAGCGGGCCAGGGATCGCGCACACAGCCGAGCGGCGACAGCGCCAGTACCGAAACGAGCCGAAAGCCAACGATGAACCCGGTGAGCCGGGCGCGTTGGCCTGCGCCGTAGCTGCCATGTGCCTGCCCTGCCCGAACTGTTCGATAAAATCGAATGGTTGGGGAAAGGGGCTTTGGGGATTGGGGCACCGATAGAACCGAATACCACTGCGCCAGAGCGCTACGTCGCGGCGGCGCTGGAACCGATACACCGAGGCATCATGGACGAATACGGCTTCACCGTCGAAACCCGGCCTCGTCTCGGCTCGGGAGCGGTTCGCACCCCCAGCCGTCCCGCCAGTATCGAGTCGACACGGTGCAGCCTGACGGTCGCCGAGTGCGCGGCTATCGTCTACGGGGGGAAATGATGCCACGCGCCATCGCTCACTTCCCCGAGTTCGTCGGGCATCTGACAGGGCGCACGCGGTCACAAGTCGTTCTCGCCATTCTGGCGATGCTGATGCTGCCGCTCTCCCTGATGGGTGTGGTCGAGATCAAGAACGCCGCCATCGCGGCTCGTATGGACGGAAGTCAGCACCTCGTCGAAGCCAGCATCAATACCGTCTTGGGCTACTACAACGCCGCGATGGCCGGTAAGATCACCCAAGCCGACGCGCAACGAGCCGCCGTCGCCGTGCTCGACAGCATGTCCTACGACAAAAGCAATTATGTCTATGGCTACGACTACCGGTCACAGCCGGGCAAAATCCTGCTGAAGTTCAATCGGGTTCGCCCCGATCTGGTCGGTGTTGACCGACGCGATGCCACATCGTCAGATGGCGTCAAATACGTCCTGGCCGGCTACAACGTCGCTCGAAATGGCGGCGGGTTCTACTCGTACCAGTGGGATGCTGGAGGCACATCGCCGAAAGCTCGCCCGAAAGTCAGCTACGCCGCAGCGTTCGAACCATGGGGCTGGTACATCGGCACCGGTTCGTACATCGACGATATCCTGATCCAATTTTGGAACAACATCTCATTCGTTTTGTCATTATTCGCCGCGCTCTGTGCTCTCGGCTCTGCCCTGATTGATTGGCTTTATTCGAGGGTGTGATGTGCTCAGCGAAGCCGATATCTCTCCGACGATTCAAGCCGTCGTCACGGCCGTCTGTGGCATCGGCGCCATCGGGTATTTTTTGTGGCAGGTCTTCAGCCGCATAAAGGTCGATGATCGGCGTTCGGAACTTGACGCCGAACAGAAGGAAGACCGCTCGTCACTGCGTCGGCGCAATGACCAGCTAGAGCACAAGGTTTCGGAACTCCAAGACAGGCTGATCGAAGCCACCGCCGCATCATCCGGTGCCGGTTCCTGCGTTGCCCAGATGCAGCGCACGATTATCCACCTTGAACGCCGCATCAAAGAGCTGTCGTCCGACATCAAGACGGTTGAGGCAGCATTCGATGAGTCCGAGGCGCTAACCGAGCAATACCGGCTGCTGTTGGCGCAAGCCAAGTTCTACCTGGAAAATTGCAAGGGCTGCCAGAACCCAGAGGCGCTAAAGTACCTTCGTGCTGAGCTGCCGAAGTACCTCGTCAAGACCGAGCACAACGAGCCGCTGCTGCTGGTGGAGCAATTCAATGATCGATAACCCGTTTCTCGGAATCGCGTTTCGCTCGCTCGCCGTCATGACGACGCTCTGGCTGGCGCCGTTCGCCGCCTGTGGCGTGCCGATGATGTGGCGGGCGTGACCTTTTAAAGAACTAGGGCCAACGCGCCCTTCTGAACTATCGCCTCTGCCAAGTGGCGAATAGACGCGGCCAGTCAAGATCAACCGAAATTCTTCGGGGTCTGGATGGCCGCATTAACCTGCGGCACCCGTCCGCGTCCGGGGCTTGGCAGCTTCCGGACCCCGAAGGAGACACCACATCATGACCACGACCAACGCCGCATCTGCGGAGAATACCATGCTGCGTTCGATTTCCTTTGTTACCAGCCGCCACATGGTTCGGCCGGTAAACGCCGCCCACAAAGCGGCCGTGAAGGCGAAGATCGAGCGCATCGGCTTTCTTGCGCAGCATCCGCTTTGCGTGACGGCCGAAGGCAAGCTCTGGGCCGGCAATCATCGCTATGAGGTAGCGCTTGAACTGGGGCTTTCCGAAGTCCCAATGTTCATCGCCCCCGAGCCGGAGAGCCTGGACCGAGCCGCCATCGAGGATAACGACGCGAGCGCCGACGCTCTGCCGAACACCTTCGTGGACATCGCCGAGCTGGTATGGCGCAAACTGGACGCCGGCCAGACACAGCAGGCAGTGGCGGATGAGTTGGGGAAGAGTCGGGACGCCATCGCCAAGTTCGCGGCCATGAAAGCGATTTCGGTAAGCGCGTGGGATGTTGTGACGACGGCTGTAAGGTCCGTCACAACCTCGGGGGAAGATGGCGTCACAGCCAATGTGACGGACGGCACATTCTCTGAGAACCTTCTCCGATCGATCCTCGCCCTCACCCCAGCCCAGCAACTCGACCTCGTCACCCGCCTCGCCGCCGGCCATATCAAGAAGTCCCAGTTCAAGACGCAGGCCGAGAACCTGAAGTCGCGAAACGAGGCGACGGACTGGGTACGCAAGGAACTGTCGGCGGTTGATGCTGATATCCTTGATGGTGCCCTCGCCGAAGTCGCCAAGGGCATCTATGACGACGAATGGAAGGCCGCAAGCGGATCGGGGGCGCGGCTCGGGAAACTAGTTGAAGCGAAGCGCGATGCACACAAAAAGCTGCACGCGATCACTTTGATACGAGGCGATTTCGCTCAGGAAATCGAGAAGTTGCCGTCTGGATCAATCGACGCCATCATCACCGATCCGCCGTACAACATTAGCCAGGATCGAACCTATACGCGGACTGACGGCGCCAACATCGAGAAAAATTTCGGCGCATGGGACAATGTCGACCATGCTGAGTTCAAGGGCATGATTAGCGCGTGGGCCGCGTCGTTCGCGCGAGTGCTCAAGCCCGGCGGAACGGGATTCATGTTCGTCGGAGAGCGGTATTTCAACGTCGCACAGGACATCTTTGAGGCGGCCGGGTTCGAGATCAAGGGCACGTTCTTCTGGTGCCGAACCAATCCCGGCGCAAGCATGACCCAAGCCGACTTCATGCCGGCAATGGATTATGCAATCCAGTTCGTGAAGCCGGGAGCCAAGCGAACATTCAACTATCCCGGAGATGCGGACGGAGACGGATTCAACTGGCGCCGCTTCCCGATCTGCGGCGGTGGAGAGCGGATTAAGCGTCAGGGGGCGCGGGCCGATGAAAGCGCCAGCCTGCACCCGACGCAGAAGCCGGAAGCTGTGATCCGCCACCTGATGGAGTGCGTCACCGTTCCGGGCGACACGGTTCTTGACGGATTCATGGGGGTCGGGACTACGGCCGCTGTAGCGAAGAAGTCGGGCCGTAGGTTCATCGGGTTCGAGATCGACCAGACGTTCTTTGACGCGGCAAAGCAGCGGCTGGCGTAATCGGCACCAGGAGCATCGGCCATGGGCCGGGCAAACCCGCTTCGATGGGATTGCGACAGCAAGGGCTGTTTCAATCTCAAGAAGCGCCCAAAGATTGAACTCTTTGCGGAGTGTCTTCCCGGAAACATGGCTTTTGGCGACATCGACGGAATTGCCGAACTGAATGGAAACTTCCTCCTTCTTGAGTGGAAGCAGAGCATAAGCGGAGATATTGGCCGGGGTCAGGCCATCATGTACGAGCGGATGGCATCAAATCCCGCATGGCATGTCTTCGTGATTGTTGGCGATCCCGAAACCATGAAAATCGAGAGGTATGCCGTTTTTCATTCTGGCAAGATGAGTAGATGGAAACCGGCCAATATAGATGATGTTAAAGAACGAATCAGAGGCTGGGTTCGGTGGGCGGGAGAAAATAACCGAGCATCGCTATATCAGCTACGCCGACCAGCAACGCTATCTCGATGACGGTTGGGAACTGATGCCCCAAACCGGACCTCATGCAGCTTACGGCGTGATCGCGACCAGGGAAATACCGATGACCGAGACCCGCAAGCGCCGCGTCGTGCGGCACGTCCAGGCGCATCGCCGGCAGTACACGATTACTGTCAGCGCGGCGATGGTCGGGACGGTGCTGTACCTCGTCGGAGACCTGGTGATCGGGGCGCTGGGGAATGGGCTGTGGTCGGTTGTGGCGCCGGTTTTTGGGATAAAATAGGAAAAATCGGAACTATGAACACTGAATTGCGCGTAGAACAGTGGCCGACCGATAAACTGGTAGACTACGCCCGCAATCCGCGCAAGAACGATGCTGTCGTTGACAAGATGTGCGCCGCTATTCGTGAGTTCGGCTTTCGTATCCCGGTGGTGGCAAAGTCGGACGGCACCGTGGTCGACGGCCACTTGCGACTGAAGGCAGCAAGAAAACTCGGGCTTGAGACTGTTCCGGTTGCACTCGCTGATGACTTAACCGACGCGCAGATCAAAGCGTTCCGCCTGCTGGCGAACAAGTCGGCAAACTGGGCTGAGTGGGACGACGAACTGCTGGCGCTGGAGTTGGGCGAGCTACAAGCCGAGGGGTTCGATCTCGAACTGACCGGTTTCGACGGCGACGAGATTGCTGAGTTGCTGGCGGAAGAGACTGAGGGGCTGACTGACCCCGATGACACGCCGGAGACGCCGGCCGACCCGGTTAGCGTGCTCGGCGATGTCTGGGTGCTCGGGAGGCATCGGATCGTGTGCGGCGATAGCACAAGCGCCGACGTTATCGAAAAGCTGATGTTGGGCAAACAAGCCGATCTGTGTTTCACGTCCCCGCCCTACGCGCAACAGCGCGACTACAAATCCGGCGGGATCAACGATTGGGATGCTCTGATGCAGGGCGTGTTCTCAATCCTACCGGTCAAGCACGAAGCTCAAGTCTTGGTAAATCTCGGGCTCGTCCACCGCGATGGCGAGTGGATGCCCTATTGGGACGGCTGGGTCGAGTGGATGAGGACCGCCGGATATCGCCGCTTCGGCTGGTACGTCTGGGATCAGGGTCCGGGACTGCCCGGCGATTGGAATGGCCGACTAGCGCCATCGCACGAGTTCATCTTCCACTTCAACCGCGTGGCTGAGAAAGCGCGGAAGACGAAAGAGTCGAAGCACGCTGGTTCCGCCAACCACGGGACTGGGATGCGAGGGAAAGACGGGAAAGTCGGTGGATATACAGCCATCGGGAAGAACGTCCAAGACAGGAAGATACCAGATAGCGTCGTCCGAGTGATGCGCCACAAAGCGCGTGGGATTGAGACTGCGCATCCGGCAGTGTTTCCAGTCGATCTCGTTTCGGAGATGATGACAGCATTCAGCGATCCAGACGACTTGATATACGAGCCGTTTATGGGCAGCGGCACGCAGCTTATCAGCGCCCAGAAAAACGGCCGCAGTTGCTACGGCTGCGAACTGGCCCCGGAATACGTTGACGTTGCCGTTCGTCGGTTCCAACAGTTCAGCGGGCAACTGGCTAAACTTGAGTCCGATGGCCGCACGTTCGACGAGATCAAGAATGCCGGCCGGTGACATCACCGAGTGCCGCTACATCAGCTACGCCGACCAGCAACGCTACCTCGACGACGGCTGGACGATTACCCCACAGCGCGGCCCGCACGCGGCTTATGGCGTGATCGCCAGCAGACCCATTCCGGACAGCAACCATGCCCCGCAAACCCTTCCGCCCCACCCCTGAACACCGGAAGCTGGTCGAGCAGCTATCCGCCTATGGCATCCCCCAGGCGGACATCTGCGCCATGATCATCAACCCGGAATCGGGCCGGAAAATCGACGAGCAGACGCTGGCGAATAACTTCCGACATGAACTGGACACCGGCACGACCAAGGCCAACGCCCGCGTTGCAGGCTCGCTCTACAAGAACGCCACCGAGGGCAATAACGTCACGGCGCAAATCTTCTGGCTCAAGACGCGCGCCCGCTGGAAAGAGCCGCCGCAGGAATTGCGCCATGGGGGCAGCGATGAGGCGGGGCCGATTCATGTTGATGTTGGTTCGCCCGAGCAACGCCAAGCGGCACTAACTCTCGCCATCGAAATGGCCGCGTCGAAAGCCGAGTAGTGGGCGCCACCGCGATAATCGAGACGATGGCGGCGGAGTTGGCCGCGAACCGTGACGCTCTCGCGATCATGGCCGCGCAAGAGCAGTTGGTTCCATTTGCCGGATTCGCCCACTGCGGAAGGTTTCGCGCGCCGCGTCACTTGCAAAAGCTGGCGCGGGCGCTGGAAGCGGTAGAACGCGGAGACATCAAGCGGCTCATTGTTGCCATGCCGCCGAGACACGGTAAGTCGCATCTGGTATCCGAGACGTTTCCGGCATGGTATCTTGGGCGCAACCCTGACAAGTACGTGATCTCCGCGACATACGCGCAAGAGTTTGCCGACGACATCGGGCGAAAAGTCCGCAATACCATGGCGGACCCCAGCTACGGCGCGTTGTTCCCGAAATCCATGCTTGCGAAAGACAGCACAAGCGTTCGCAGGTTCAGCACGGTATCCGGTGGATCATACTTCTCGGTTGGCGCGGGCGGCCCAATTACTGGGCGCGGCGCACACTTGCTTCTGATAGATGATCCCCTGAAAAGTCGCGAAGACGCCGACAGTGAAATCATCCGCAAGCATTTGCGGGACTGGTACGCATCGGTTGCCTACACTCGGCTTATGCCCGGAGGCGCGGTTGTTATTATAGCCACCCGCTGGCATGAGGACGACCTAACCGGCTGGCTTCTTAGGGACCATCAACACGAGGACTGGACCGTTATCGATATGCCGGCGATCAGTGACGTTGGCGAGGCTCTGTGGCCTGAGCAATACCCGCTTGAGCGGCTCCGGGAGATCGAGCGCACCATCGGCGTCCGAGAGTGGTCAGCCCTGTACCAGCAACGCCCGGCCCCGGTCGAAGGCGTGCTGTTCAAGCCGGAGCGGATCACGCCGGTTGACGCGTTGCCGGCCGGGTTGAAGTTCGCTCGCGGCTGGGATTTGGCCGCGACGGCGCAACTCGGGACCAATGACCCGGACTGGACTGTTGGGGCGCTTGTCGGCCGGGACACGGCGGGCGTGATCTACATCGCCGATATTGTCCGGCTGCGCGGTTCGCCGCTGGATGTTGAGCGCGCCATCGCCAACACGGCGGCACGAGACCGGGCCGAGCATGGCGCGGGTGTTTCGATCAGCCTACCGCAAGACCCAGGGCAGGCCGGCAAAGCACAGGCCCAAGCGTTCGTACGGATGCTGGCCGGTTACGTGGTCGAGACGACGCCGGAGACCGGAGACAAGGCCACACGCGCCGCGCCGCTCGCCGCTCAGGTTGAGGCGGGTAATGTGCGGATGCTCAAGGCGCCGTGGAACCGGGATTTGCTCGGTGAGATGTCGGTGTTTCCAGCCGGCAAGCATGATGACCAAGTGGACGCGCTGAGTAGGGCGTTCGCGAAGGTTTGCGTGAGCAATACATCCGTCATCGACTTCTACGCCGGCCTATCCGCCGCCAAGAAAGCATAGCCCTAATGTCCGAACCCGTTAGAATCCTCATTGACCCTGGAATCGTCCAGCGCGTCGCGCAGGGGTTCCGCTACGCCTTGACCGGCGTTGCCCCTAACGGGTGGTTCGGGCCGTCACAGCCGATGCAGCCGGCGGCGCAAGAGCAGGCTGTCGGGCGGCAGTTCGACTATCAAACCGGCTACAACATCCAAATGGCACCGCGCGCCAACGAGCCGGTGACATTTGCGACGTTGCGCGGTCTGGCCGACGGCTACGACCTGCTGCGGCTGGTGATTGAAACCCGCAAGGACCAGCTTGAGCGCATGGCATGGGACATCCAGTTTCGCGATGGCGCGACCGGATCAGAAGCCAAGCTGAAGGAAGTCACCGACAGGTTGCTGCGCCCCGATGGTCGCCTGTCCTGGCGCCAATGGTCGCGCATGTTGCTGGAAGACATGCTGGTGCTCGACGCCCCCGCCGTTTACCTGCGGCGAACCAACGGAGGCGCTCTGTTCGCCCTGGAGCCAATCGACGGCGCCACCATCGCGCCGAAGATCGATGATAGTGGCCGCGCGCCGATGGACGGAGTTGCCTATCAGCAGATCATCAAGGGCATCCCGGCATGCGACTATACGGCCGACGAGCTGGTCTACTACCCGCGCAACCTGCGGACAAATCGGGTCTATGGCTTCGGCCCAGTCGAGCAAATCATCACGACGGTCAACCTCGCTCTGCGCCGTCAGGTCAGCCAGCTTCAGTATTACACGGAAGGCAACCTGCCCGAGACGCTGATCAGCGTTCCGAAGGAATGGTCCGTCGATCAGATCAAGCAGTTCGACGAGCATTTCAACTCGATGCTCCAGGGCAACACCGCCGCCCGGCGGCGCGGGTTCTTTGTCCCCGAAGGCACCAAGCCATGGGACATCAAGGAAAGCCCGCTCAAGGACCAATTCGACGATTGGCTCGCCCGGATCGTGTGCTTTGCGTTCTCCGTCAGCCCGCAGGCCCTCGTGCAAATGCAGAACCGGGCAACCGCCCAGGTCGGCGCCGAGGAAGCCTCGAAAGAGGGTCTTGAGCCGCTGAAGCTCTGGATGTCGGATTTCATCAACGAGTGCATCCAGCGCGGCTTCGGCTATGACGATATCGAGTTCGTCTGGTCGGAAGAGGAAGCTGTTTCCCCGGATATCCGGGCGACGGTCAACGACAAATATTTGCGTTCTGGCGTCAAGACGCTGAATGAGGTCCGCGGCGACCTTGGCCTTGATCCTGTTGAGGGCGGTGATGTTCACCTGATCTACACTGCGGCCGGCGCCGTGAAGCTCGACGAGGTGCTGAACCCTCCGGAGCCGCCGCCGGCGCAGAGCCAAGACCCAGCCGGCCCCCCGGCTCAGGAGGTAGGCAAATCCGCCGACGCCCCTTTCGTCAAATTCGCTGACGACAAAGTCATTGACGCGGTCGATACTGCTGGGGCCGTGACGCCGACGCCAGAATCGGCCGTTGACGAGAAGAAGGACGATCATCGCAAGGAACTCGCGGCGGTTATCCTGGCGCTGCTGACGAACTGGCGCCGCTCGGTATTGATCGGGATATTCTGGACCGGCGAGGACGCCGGCGATCCGCAGCTTGCGGAATGGGCCATGGCCTACGCCGACCACACGCTCGGGCTGGTGAACAACACGACGCGGCGGGCCATCATTGACGCGATGGCGGTTGTGCAGGGTGGCGGCGGGGTAGCGGCTACCGTAAGCGGAACAACCGGGCCGGCGGCCAATGACAGCGCCGCCGCGACCATTGATGCCATCAAGCGGGCGTTCAAGCAGGCCATCGACAGCCGGTCGGTCATCGCGGGAGATACGGTAGCGGTTGCCACCGCAGGCTTTGCAGCCCGGTCAGCATACAAGACGGCCGGTGTCAAAGCGGCCGAGTGGATTACCTGCCTGGATAGCCGGGTCCGCGACACGCATTGGGCCATGCACGGGCAGGTTCGTGAACTGGGGCGGCCGTTCGATAGCCCGAGTGGCGCGCAGGCGTTCTACCCAGGCGGGTTTGGTATCGCGGCGGAAGATGTGAACTGCCGCTGCGTTCTCGGCCCGGCGGAACTGAGCAAGGCCGACGATCCGCGAGATGCGCTCTGGCATGAGCGCGAGGCGATGCGGGCCAAAGGGGCAAAGAAGATCGCCATCGTCATGCGCCGGATATTCCGGGCGCAGCGGGCGGCGGTCCTCACGACAATCGGGAATAAGCCATGAACCTCTACGGCGAAATCAGCAAGGTCGATCCCCAGGACGACGGCACGATCAAGGTCTACGGCTTCGCCTCAACCGCCGCCGAAGATAGCCAGGGCGAGACGGTGCTGCCCGACGCGATCAAGGCCGCACTGCCCGACTACATGAAGTTCGGCGCCGTCCGCGAGATGCACCAGCCGCTCGCCGCTGGCACCGCCATCGAAGCAAGCGTGCAAGACGACGGCCGGACTTGGTTCGGAGCCCACGTGGTCGATCCGATCGCCGTGAAGAAGGTCCAGACCGGCGTCTACAAGGGGTTCAGCATCGGCGGCAAGGTCACCGAGCGCGACACTTTGAACCGAACCATCATCAAGGGAATCAGGCTAACCGAGATCAGTCTGGTTGACCGCCCGGCCAATCCCGAGGCCGTTTTCACCATGTACAAGGCCGAAGGAGCCGATATGAACCAGGAAGCTACGGCCTCCGAAGAGGCGACGATTGCCACCGAGACCGAGGGCCCGGCCGTGCTGACCGAGCGCGACGCGGCCAAGTCCGCCGCCCTGGATGGGCTCAAGAAGTACCTCGGAGAGGAAGTCTGGGACGCCCAGCGCGCCCTCGACGCCCTGGCCGCGCTGACCGATCTGCTCCGGAATGAGCTGTGGGAAGCCGAAGACGGCGACGGCGAACCGCCTGAGCAAGTCGCCGCCCTCCGCGAGGCCATCGCCCGGCTGAAGGCGTTCATCGTCTCCGAAATCCAGGAGAACAACGATGAGGGCGCCGCGCCGGCCGACGACGCCGTTGCCCAGGCTGAGCCCATCGCCGACCTGGAGAAGGCCGGAAAGGAGATCAGCGCCAAGAACAGCGAACACCTTGGCGCCATCCACAAGGCCGCCAGCGACATCGCCACGCGCTGCGCCAAGATGATGGGCGCGGCCGACGCCGCCGCCGTGGACGATGCCGACAAGGCCGAAGCCCCCGATGATCTGGCAAAGGCCGATCTGGCGAAGGTCCAGGCCGAAGCCACCGACCTGCGCAAGTCCCTTGATACCGTGACCGCCGAGCGCGACACCCTGGCGAAAGCCAAGGCCGAGTGGGAAGCGCAACCGGCCCCGGCCAAGGGCGCCGTGCGAGTTATCGAGAAGTCCGCCGACACGGGCGCGTCCGAGCCGTCAGCGATCGACAACCTCCAGAAGTCGCTCGAAAAGATGTCTCCTGAACAGCAGGCGCAAGCCGTGCTCAAGTTCACGCTCAAGCACGGCGGCAAAATACTACCGGTGTAACGGCAGGAACATTTCGGAATAACAGCCGCCTTCATGGCGGCTTTTTCATGCCCGCGTGTTAGCCCGCGTGGGGTCATCTAATCCAATGCTCTTGGGCAAGGCATTCAAGGAGCCTCAAAATGGCTAACACCGTCAACGAAGCCCTCGCGCTTCTCAAAAACAGCATCCAGAACCCCGACGCCGATCTCCAGAAGGCTTACACCCAGTCTGGGACCGCGACCTCGGGCATTACCGCCTATGACCTTGAAGCCGGCGCCAAGCTGCTCTTCCCGGTCCTCACCCCTCTGCGCAACAGTATTCCCCGCGTCTCCGGTCGTGGTGGCATTCAGGCTAACTGGCGCTCGATCACCGGCATCAACACCTCGAACGGCAACATCGGCGTGTCCGAAGGCAACCGGGGTGTTGTGGCCGCGACCAGCACCGCTGACTATACCGCCGCCTACAAGACCATCGGTCTGGAAGACAGCGTGACCTTCGAAGCCGACTATGCGGCGGAAGGCTTCGACGACGTGAAGGCGCTGGCGACCTCCAACCTGCTGCGCGCCCTGATGATCGGCGAGGAAAAGTACATCCTCGGCGGCAACAACAGCGTGGCGCTCGGAACCTGCGGCACCCCGACCGTGACCGATGTTGCGACCGGTGGCGCCATTGCCCAGACCACCGTGGTCTCGGTGATCGTGGTCGCGCTGACCATGGAAGGCTATCTGAACGCCTCGGTTGCTGGCGGCTTGCCGCTTTCGGCAACCCGCACGCTGGCTGATGGCTCAACCGAAGCCGTCAATCAGGGCACCTCGATCAAGTCGGCGGCTGGGTCCGCCACCACTGCGACCGATGGCCTCTCGACCCACTCGGTTCGCGCTTCGTGGACCTGGAAGTCCGGCGCCGTGGCGTACGGCGTCTACTGGGGCACGGCCGGCAACGAGACCCTCGGCGCCATCGTCTTCCAGAACTCCTACCTGATCACCGTTGCCACCGGCACCGGCACTCAGTTGGCCTCGGCCGGCTTCACTGCCGATAAGAGCCGCAACAGCATGGCCTTCGACGGCCTGTTGACCCAGGCTCTGACCTCCAACTCCGGCGCCTACGTCAAGACCCTAGCGACCGGCACCCCCGGCGTTGGTTCGACCCTGACCGGCGACGGCGTGGGCGGCATCGTCGAGATCGACACCGCGCTCCAGTCGTTCTGGGACAACTACCGCCTGTCGCCCGATACTATCTGGGTGTCGTCGCAGCAGCAGAAGGACATCTCGGCGAAGGTGCTGGCCGGGAACGCCAACACCGCGCAGCGGTTCTCCTTCAACGTCGATCAGGGCATGATCGCTGGCGGCGTGATGGTTCGCTCGTACCTGAACAAGTTCAGCATGAGCGGCGCCCAGGAAATCCCGATCAAGATTCACCCGAACCTTCCGGCCGGGACTATCCTGTTCACGTCGAACAGCATCCCCTACCCGCTGTCGAACGTCGGCAACGTGATGCAGATTCGCACTCGTCGCGAATACTACAGCATCGAGTGGCCGCGCCGGACCCGCAAGTACGAGTACGGCGTCTATGCCGACGAAGTGCTCCAGCACTACTTCCCCCCGTCGATGGGCGTCATTCAGAACATCGCCGCCGGCTGATAATTGGGCGGGGAGGCTTCGGCCTCCCCCTCATTCTCTCGAAGGAGTGTCGCCATGAAATTCCGCCTTCCCGACGAATGCTCTCCCAACGGGACTTTCGGCATTGATGCCCAGGAGTTCCCGGTTGCGGATGGCGTCGTTGATCTGCCCGACATCATCGTCACCGACTACGCCGAGCAGATTGCCGCGCATGGCCTGACCGTCGTTGTCCCCGGAGAGCCCGTGACCGCTCGCAAGCGCAGGGGCGAGTAATCATGAACCTGACCAGCGTTGCCGCCGTTCGTGGCTATTCCGGCCTCGCGGCCTCGGATATCAGCGACTACGAACTCGGCAACCTCGTCACCCTCGCGTCCGCCGTGATCCGGGGCTATTGCAGCCGCGATATCACCGCCGAGGGACCGTATACCGAGACGTTCGATGGCAACGGCGGCGCAAAGTTCGTTCCGCAGCAATGGCCGGTGACGGCGGTGTCGTCGGTGACGGTCAACGACCAGGCCATCCCGGCCGCGACGAGCGCGACCGCTCCGGGCTTTGTGTTCTCGGCCGGAGCTGTGGGGCTGCGAGGGTACCGATTCTCCTGCGGCATGGCGAACTGCACCGTGGCCTATACCGCTGGGCAGGGGATCGTTCCCGCCGATGTCGAGCAAGCCTGCATCCTAACCGTTCTTGCCGCATACAATGCGGCGACACGCGACCCGGCAGTGCGCAGTGAGGTCGTCAATCACGGCGTCTATCAGGCCACCTACGCGCCGCTGGAAATCCCAGCCGACGCCAAGCTCATTCTCGACCAAACCCCGTATGTGCGGCGGTGGGCGTGAGCGCCCGTTCCCGGCGGGTAACGCAGGTCATCCGCAAATGCCCCGGTAGCGAGGACATCATCTTCCGCCGCGTCACCACAACGGCGGCAAAGAGCGGAGCGGCCTATCCCATTGGGACCAGCACGATCAACGTCACCAACTGCTCGGCCGGCTGGGGTGGTGTGGTTCCGGGCGACACCTTCGGCACCTACCCCTATGCCGTCAGCAATACCGTCGCTCCCGTCGCGGGGGTCATGACCGGCGTCACATTCACCCCGGCCATCACCATGGCCCTGACCAACGGCTCGGCGCTCAGTTTCAACCACGCCATCGACACAACGGTGCGCGCAGAAGTCACGAGCTTTGACCAAGCGATGATCGCTATGGGCGTCGTGAGCATCTCCGACCTCAAGGTCACGATGTCGGCCATCGACAACACCGGCTCGGCGCTCCCTACCCCGATCCCGACTGACAAGCTGGTGATTGGCGGGAAGGTGTTGAGCGTGGGCGCTGTCAGGCAAATCCGCATCGACGGCCAGATCGTCATGTTCGAAATCCAAGCGAAGGGCTGATCTCCATGGCACTCCAATTCGAGACGACGACCCGCAACGCCTGGCTGGACACCATCACCAGCAAAGTTGCCAGCAGCCGGCGGGCCAAGCTGTTGCGGCCCTTGGTCATGCATTTGGCGGTATCGAGAAGCTGACGGACGGCAACCAGTTCACCGGTGCCCCGGCGAGCGTCGGTCGTGAGGAGCAATCCCTCAATCCGCCGGTTGGACTCATCGATCCGATGGTTCGCCTCGGTCAAGAGCGCAGCCTGCGCCTTGCACACGTTGGCGAGTTCGAGGACGGCGGTTCCGATCTGGCCGACTTCGGACTCGATGCCCGTGACCTTGTGCGCCAGCATCCGGGCGATGCCATCGGTGCGGCGGATCAACTCTTCGTTCCCCGTCGCCTTGGCGAAGAAGTGGGCGAACAGCACGTCGGCGCACTCGGTCTGGTAGGCGATGACCTTGGCGCGGGTTTCGAGGTTGGGAACCTTGTTCGGCTGGATCGTGGCGAGCCAGAAGCTTAGGCGGGATAGCGGTAGCGCCGTCATCTCTTGCAGGCCACCATTAGAAGGTATTGCGATATTCGCAATCCCTTGGCTGAGAACCGGGTGGGCCTGGATTTTGACGAACTGCGCCGCCCAGGAAAGCCCCATGCCCTCGACGACGGGCTTCATGGCAACCAGGGTGTCGGCGGGGGTTTCACCGCGGAGCGCGATCAGCTTGGCGCCGTGGAAATCGACGGTGGTCAGTTGTGAACCGGTCATGGTCATTTCCCCTCACGCCAGACGGACGAAGCAACGGCCGGTCGTATCAACCAGCCACGGACCTTGAGCGACCCACGACGGGGTGGCGACCGGGTTGCTGATCTCGACCTGCGTCGAGCTGGCTCGGAACGTCGGGGGCAGGATGCGGCGCAGGAACGCGAAAACGGTTCGAGCGGAACGGGGCGATGTGGTAGGATTGCGGTTAGCCATTTTGGGCCTCGTGCGGCTTGGGGTGGTTAGGATGTTCCGGGAGATTGAGCCCTCCCGGTTCATCCGACTGAACGTCTCGTGTTCAGTTGAACTAAACATATTCATCAGACGCTCTTGCGTCAAGGCTTTTTTGAAGCTATTGTCATCACATGATGACGCCAGTTCAAAGCAGGATGGCCCGTGCGGCCTTGGGGTGGGGAACCCGCGATCTCGCCAGAGAGGCGGGAATCGGTGTTTCGACGGTTACTCGCTTCGAGACGGGGCAGAAAGAGCCCACCAAGGCCAACCTCGCCGCCATCCAGCGCGCCCTTGAGACAGCGGGCATCGAGTTCACGGACGACGGCGGGGTTCGGCCGAAGCCGCCATGCGCCGGATAGCTTCCGACTGGCACCGAGTTGGTATCGCCCGAGAGGCCGTCGAGCCGCTGGTGGCGGATTACGTCGCCCGCAACCGCGCCGACCCCTACGCCGGTGCCGAGCATGACCGGCGGTTCGAGCGCGAGCTACACGCCATCGCCGACCAGCACGGCATGAGCGACGCACACCGGGCCGAGCTGTTCGGCATCGCGCAGGAAATGGTTGATGACGCGACCGTTGCGGCGCGGGCAGAAGTATTGGAAGCGATCCGGCGGCATCGCCCGCAGGTAATCATGGTGAAGCAGCCGAGCGGCTGTTCGCCGGTTCTTTGGATAGCCGCTATTCTGGCGGCGCTACTCATCATCAGGTGACACATGCAAGATCACAGACAAGCCGCTGCCCGCATGGTTGCGGCGGCGGAACTTCGCGTGGGCGCCCATGCCGCGCTGTATCAGGCCGCGTTTCTGCTGTGCGATGAGGTCGGCATGGAGCGGGAAAAGCGCATGGCGCAGACCGCCACGGATTCCCTGCTCCAGGCCCGTTCGGCGATGTCGGTGGCGATGTTCCCGAGCGAGGAAGCGGCTGCCGAGACGGCTGAGACTGCTGTCGGCTGATAAAGAAAAAACCCCGGTGGTTGGCCGGGGCTTTGAGGCGAGTGGGTCATGCAGTCCTGAGCGTCTTCTCCCACTCCAGATGCTTTGCGAGCTTCCGCAGGCTCCCAGCCAGCGGTTCGATAGCGTCGTCTCGGGCGCCGATCATGTTCTCAACGTGGTCGGCAACCGTCAGGCAGGCGTAGCGGACCATGGGGCTGAACTCGTCCAGCGGCAGCGACAGCACCTCTTCAACGAGCGCGCGGTGGCGATAGCGCAGGGTCTCGATGCTGAGGGATTTCGGTTGCGGGTCGCCGGCTAGGGCGCGGCGGGTGGCGAAGTCAATGACGGTTGCGGTCATCGTTCGATCCCCCTCACGCCATGCGAACGAACACGGACCCGGTACGGTCCACCAGCCACGGCGTCGCCGGAACCTAGCTCGGCACGGACAGCGGCGGGGCGATCTCGACCTGAGACGAATTGGCCCGGAACGTGGCCGGCAAAATCCGGCGAAGGCGGGCGAGGACGGTGTGGTTGAACATGGTTGGTCTCCGTGAGTCTGTACCGTTATCCGGTATGAACTAACGATAACCGTTACAGCACCAGGCGTCAAGATGTTTTTCGTTATCTCTTGACGTTTTCCGTTAGCCGTGCGACAACCCTTTCATGATGACGCCCGCCCAATGCCGCGCCGCACGCGCACTGATCGATTGTCCCCAAAAGCGCCTCGCTGAAGAGTCGCACCTGGGGGAAAGCACCATTCGAAACTTCGAGGCGGGGCGCTCTGTCCCGTCACACAACAATCTCGCTGCGATCCGCGCCGCTCTTGAAGCGGCTGGCGTGCAGTTCATCGAGAGGAATGGCGGCGGATATGGAGTCCGCCTCAGAGATCCGGGCGAATAGCTCGGCGAGGCCGACAACAGCGACAGGTTCCTAGGCCAACGCGCTGTTGTCGGTCTCTTCCCCGGTTCCGGTTACCAGCCGGAGCCATCATCACCAACGGCTTAACAGGAGCCCCTGATGACTGACCCGAAAATGCCCCACGATGGGGAAAAAGTAAACCTGCCGATTGCCTGCGTCGAAGGCGAGCCGCGTATCCTGGATACCGACCTTGCCAAACGGCTGGGGTTCTCCAATCCCATCGATATCCGCAAGCTGGTCCGCCGGCACGAGGCGTCCCTCGCTGAATTTGGCACTGTTGCCACGGTGGCAAGAGTGAAGCGCGGCCAGGAAGCCACCGAATATCACCTCAGCCGCAAGCAGGCGATCTTCATCACCGCCAAGTCCGAGACGGCCGCCGCCACTGAGATCACCATCGAGATCATCGAGCGGTTTGACGCCTACGAGAAGGGTCTGACGCCGCCGAAGGTCGCCCGCGCTCTGCCGCCGGCAATGAGTGCCCGCCAGATGTATGCGGTCAGCAAGCTGATCAACACCGTGATGTCGGTCCTGCCGAACCTGGGCGAGAACTCGCGGCAGTCGTTCATCTCGACGGCGACGGAGGCCGCGCTGGGCCGGGCTCTGGTTCCGCAGCCGGTTCTTACGCAGGCGTCCTACACCACGACCGAGATTGCCGAGGAAGCCGGTATCTCTGCGCAACGGGCGGGAGCCATCGCCAATCGCCACGGTCTGAAGGTTCCCGCGAACGGCGAGAACAGGATGTCGAAGTCGCAGTACAGCTCGAAGCAAGTGGAGCAGTTCCATTGGAACCCCACCGGCAAGGCCGCGCTGCTTGCGGCTATCGCTGCCGAGTTCGTGCCGTCCAGGGGCAACGGGGCCGAGCCGACCGTTCAACAAGAGGGCCGGGCCTAACCATCCTGAGTTCGTAACCAGAAGGCGCTCGCTGAAAATGCGGGCGCCTTTTCTTGTGAGGCGCCATGCTCTGCACCACCGCGTCCGAATGGCAAAACGCTATCGGCCGGGTGCAGAAGAAGGTCGCCGACCTGCCTTCGCTGGCTCAGTTCCAGGTGGCGCAAGAGGCGCTGTATACTTGGCAGTGGGCGCGGGCGACTTGGAGTCCTCGAAACCCGAGCCGTTACTGGACTGGCCGATATAGAGGGTCCGTCACTATCGGGGTCGGGAGCAAAAATTTAGACGCGCTTCCTGAACACCCAGATGCGGCAGACGGAACTATTGTATGGCCTCCGGATAGGAGTGGGCCAAGGAATAAGCACCCAGACAGCCCATACATGCCAGTAGATACCGATCAGTTAATGCTTGGGCTACGGCCATCGGACAGCCCTCCCGTTGTCTATGTATCTGTTACTTTGCCATACGCTGAACGGGTTGAGCAAAACTCACCAGAACATCCCCGCGCTCTGGCGTGGGAAGCGGCGGCGCATCATCCGTACAACTGGCAAGCCCTCGCTGGGCCGCTGACGGGATAACCCATGCCCCTCTCCACCGACGACATCAAGCAGACGATCCGAGACCGGTTCGCGCTGCTGATGACGGCTGTCCCGGCCGCCAACATCTTCTTTGAGCAATACCCGGAAGAGCCGGCCACGCTCGGCGGCGCGCCATGGTTCGAGCTGTACATCAAGATCGGCGGCATCAACCAAGTTGGCTTTGGCTCGACCGGCCAGGGCGACCGAGCATTCCGGTCCAACAGCAGCATCACGATTTACGCCAACACTCCGATGGGGATTGGCACTTCGCTGTGCGACCAACTCATCGACGCGGCCCGCGCCATCTTCGAGGGCCAAGTCTTCGACGGGGCCGGTTGCCACATCCGCGTCACCTCGACCTCAGTTCCGCCGGCTGCCCCGCGCAACGGCTACCTGACCGGAACCGTCATGTTCACTTTCTGGGCTGACGGCTTCCAGTAACCCAATCACCCCACCGCTGAAACCACATCAACCGGGCCATCGCCCGGCTCTTTTGCTTGAAAGGACTGTACGATGGCCTTCGCCGTTACGAACCTCATCAACATGGCCTACGGTGCGGAAGTCACCCCCGGCACCGTTCCCACGATCAGCTTCCAGCAGATGCGGGTGAAGGGCCAGAGCCTCAACCCGAACCTGACCTACATCAAGTCGGGCGAGTTCCGCGCCGACCGCCAGATTCCCGACCAAATCCTCACCGATCAGTCGCCCGGCGGCGCGCTTGACCTCGAAGTCAGCTACGGCGCGGTGGATGACTTCTGGGCGGCTGTGCTCCAGAACGCGCTGACCTGGAGCGGCCCGGCCAACTTCCTGACCGGCGCCAGCGTGACCAGCTCCAGCGTCTTCACCGTGGCCTCGGGCGGCACCGCTGCGGTGGTCAACTCTCTGGTCTATTCCAAGGGCTGGACGACTGCCGGAAACAACGGCGTTAACGTCGTCACCGCCTCTTCGGGTACCACCATCACCGTCACCGGCACCCCGCTCACCATCGAATCCAGCGGCACCGGCAAGACGCTCGAAGTTATCGGCATCCAGGGCGCCAGCGGCGACATCACCGCCACCAGCAACGGCCTCGCCAGCACCACTCTTGACTTCACCACCCTCGGCCTCGCGGTCGGTCAGTGGCTCAAGCTCGGCGGCGCGCTTGCGGCCAACCAGTTCGCCATCAACGCGGCCAACAACGGCTTTGCCCGCATCACCGCCATCGCGGCCCATGCGCTGACCCTTGACAACCTGCCCACCGGCTGGGGCGTCGATGCCGGCACCGGCAAGTTGATCCGCATTCAGTTCTGCGACTACATCTGCAACGGCACCACGCAGACCGCGTTCACCCTGGAGCGGGCGCACACCGACGTTACGAACGGGTATTTCGACTTCTCCGGCATGTACCCGAACACTGCCAGCATCGCCTTCAAGGTCGGCGCCCTGCTGGACAGCAACATCAACTTCATGGGCCTCTCGACCACCCGCAATGCGGCCTCGCTCTCGACCGGCGCCTACACCGCCGCGCCGACGAACAGCGTGTTCAACGCGGCTTCCAACGTGGTCCGGGTTTACGAGGGCGGCGCCGCCTCCGGCAAAATCCAGGACTTCACCGCCAACCTGAACAACAACCTGCGGGCTCAGAAGGCGGTCGGCACACTCGGCAATGCCGGTATCGGTGTCGGGCAGTTCGAAGCGACGTTGCAGTTCAACATGTACCTCGTGACTGGCACCGGCACGGCCATTTACGACAAGTTCATCAACAGCACCCAGTCGTCGTTCTCCACCGCCATCCAAGACACGGCGGGCAATGCCTACCTGTTCACCTTCCCGGCGGTGAAGTACACGTCGTGCTCGGTCAATGCCGGCTCGGTCAACCAGGATTGCATCTTGGGCATGACCGCTGCCGCCAAGCTCGACACCCTCACCAACTGCATGTTCCAGATCGACCGCCTCGCTGTTTACGGCGCCTGATCTTGACGAATACCGGCCGACACCGGCCCCAACGTCCGAAAGGACGGCAGGGTTCGCGCGAACAGCAGGCGGGGGTGTCGGTCCCCGCCTGCGCTAATTCCTTCCGACAAAGGATGCAATTCAACATGAGCATTTCGAACCTGAGGCGCCGTTTCGCGCTCGACCTGACCAAGGCCGAGACTGGCGTTACCGCCGACCTTGGCGACGGCATCACCGTCACCATCGCCCGCTTCCTCAACCCGAAGCATGAAGCCGCACTGGAACGCGCCCGCGAGCCGTACAAGGCATTGCTCGAAGCCGGCGGTAAAATCCCCGACGCCGAGTGGAAACGCGCCCAGTCGCGCGCTCTGGCCGAAGGCGTGCTGGTAGGCTGGGCCGGCGTCACCGACGAAGACGGCGCGGCCATCCCCTACAGCGTCGACGCGGCCGCCGACCTGCTGGCCGACGAGGAAATGATCTCGTTCCGCCAGATCGTCACCGCCAAGAGCCAGGAGCAGTCGCTGTTCCTGAAATACTCGGCGGGCGCTGCGGAAAAAAACTCCGTGACCTCGCCCGCTGGTATGGAGAGTGGTGCGAGCAGCTAAGTTTTTTCCACGAGATCGTCGTCAGCAGCGGCGAAGTTCCCGAGGCGCTGGCGAATAAGCCCCGCCTCCCGGAAGCCCTCCAGGTCTATTGGACGGCATTCCACACCCTCTCGACATGCCGACCCGCCTCAATGGGCGGAATGCTCCCGATCCCCTGGGATGCCGTGCGCCGTTATGCGCGGCACCTCGGACTGAGGGGGCGGCATGACATCGACCATTTCTGCCGGCTGGTGATGGCAGCGGATGAAGACTTCCGCGCCGCCATTGCTGCCCGTCAGGAAAAGAAAGCGCAGCCGGCCGCTTAACGCCGGCACCCAATTCCCCCGAGGCGCCCATGTCCGACATTACGCTTGCGATTGGCGTTCAAGCCGATGGTGCGGTTCAGAGCGTCAATGCGCTCTCCGACGCCCTCTCCCGGCTTTCGACGCAGGGCAGCGGCGCTCTCGATATCACCGGCAAGATCAGCCAAGCATGGCGCGGCGGCGATAGCTTCGGCGGCATCTCTCAGCAGTTCGACCGGCTGAATGGGTCGATACAGCAGGTGTCGCAGTCGATTGATCAGCTTGGTCAGCGGTTCACGGCCAGTTCCGGTCAGATCACGGGCGCCATCAATTCTCAGACGACTGCGCTCAAAGGCTTGCTTGAGGTTATAGCGCAGCAAGGAACCGCTGCAAATCAGGCAGCTGTTGCTCAAAAAGCCGCGCAGGAAGCTATATCCCAGTCGTCGAAGGCCGCACTTACCGACATGAAGGCCGAGACTGAACTCGGAAAACAGCGTGTCCTTGAAGAGAACGCCAATGCCGCCGCAATGCTTGGGCTGGAGCGTGACCTTCGGGCACAACGGCAGGCGCTGCGTTTAGCCGAGGAAACATCACGCAAAGCTGAACGTGACAACCGCATCGAAGCGACGAGGCAAGAAGTCGCGGCTGAATCCGAAGCTGCAAGAACGATTAATTCCGCTCGCAATGCCGCTCGGTTCGGCGGCGCCGATATGCGGGCCGACCAGTCGCTATCTCAAACCGGAGGCGTGAACTGGGTCAAGAGTTCACTGGCTAATCAACAGCGAGAGAACGACGCGATTTTCAGCTCGTGGCGGTCTCAGTTATCCCAGATGGCGGATGCCGATAAGGAGTTTGAAAAAAGTGTAAACCGCGCCCACGCCGAAGCTGTCCAAATAAACAAGTCTATTGATCGGCAGTATTTGGCTGACTACAAAGCAACTTTAAATGAGGCGCACGCGCTTAATAAATCGTTTAATACCCAGAAGTTGTCTGCTGGCGATGATGGCTCTAATCTATCGAAAAGAAATCAGGAGCGCGAGGAATATCAGGCATTCGTGCGCAAGCAGCAGGCTGACGCAGCGTCGTGGCAAAAGGAGCAAGGCGATCTTTGGAAGACATCCGCTGGATCGCGGAAGGCCACCGAGAAAGAGCTTGACGCCCTTGCTCAGAGCCAATTCGACAACAGGAAGAAGAGCATAAAAGAGACGCTTGACGGATATAAGGAAAACACTACTGCTGTAGGGAATCATAAAGCTGCCGTTGATGAATTAACGAAGTCCTACGCGCTGAATGGCGGACAGATTCGCGAGATGATGGTCATCTTGCATGAGTTTGGGACTGGGCAAGACGCGCGCATCCCTGGATCGCTGTTCGTTTTGTTAGCAGAGCGTGGATTTAGCCTCACCAATGCCGTAGAGGCAATGGCAGCCGCCACGGAGATATCGGCTGGGGCCTTCGGATTGCTCGCAGGCACAGGCGTCGCCGCCGTTGCCACGCTGGCGACTATCGGAGCCGCCGCCGCCCAGACTGGGCGGCAGATGACCGAGTTGAAGATTGCGCTTAAGGCATCTGGCGGCGGGGTCGGGCTGACCGCCGGACAGATTGACCAGATGGCGGTATCCGCATCGTCTCATGTGGCGTCGAGCAACTATCGAGCCATCGCAAACGACGCGATGAATCAGGGGAACATCGGCCCGGCCGCGCTCCAGAATATCATGGGCCTGACGGCCAACTACGCGGCTGTTACCGGACAGGATGCAGAGGAAGCCGGCAAAGCCCTGGTCAAAATGTTCGAGAATCCGGCGGCGGCAGCTAAAAAGCTCGACGACGCTTATCATATTCTTGGCTATTCAGAAGTCGAGTTTATCCACAGACTTCAGGAAGCTGGAAACCTTGAGGGCGCGCAAGCCGAATTGGCGAGCAAGCTCAACACCCAATACAAAGGGCTGGCGGATGAAGGGCTAAACTGGGTTGGCCGCCGGTTACGTGATGCTGCTGAGGCGTGGAAGTTTTACTATGACGCGGCGGGTAATATCGGAAAGTCTTCATCGTCGGAAACATCGTCCCAGATCAGTGATCGCATCGCGGCGGCGAAAACGCCAAGTAGCCTCGGTGGCGAATCATCGCCTGAGCAGATCGCGGCCCTTAATGCCAAGCTGCAACAGGCCCAAAAGCAAGAGGCTGATGCGCAGTCGCGCGCTGATCTCGCATCGGCCAATCGGCAAATCAGCGCCGGAATGGCGCTCGCCAATCAAGCTATGCCGTTTGAGCAACAGCAGCGGGCAATTCAGGGCCAGATTGATGCAACGCAGCGCGCTCTTGATGAGAACGAACGATATGGGGAATCAGTCAGGAATGTTGGTGGTGATACATTAAACTATGAAAGGCAGGCGCAATCCCTTTATCAAACGCTCGGAGCACTTGCCGACAAGGCTAACAGCGCTCAGACGGCGTTCAGTGCGCTTCGGCAGGAACTTTCCCACAATACCATGTCAGGGTTTGTTGCCCCAGGAGAAGAGCGCCAGATATTTGACGCGATGGACGCTGCGAGGAAAAAGTATGAGAGCGATCCTTCCGTAAGGACCGGGGGGGTTACGAAGGATCAATTCGTCAACGCCCAAGCCGATATTGTCCGCCAGCAACAAGCCAATGCGGCGCGAGACGCTGCCGAATACAATAACGCTCAGGCGGATATTAACGAAAAGATCGCAGATGCTGAGCGTAAGCATCAGGACGAATTGGTCGATAAGTACCGCCGTGAAATGTCCGTTCTCCAGCAGACGCACGGGAGAAGACCTGAAACCGCGCAGGTTCTCGGGAGTTCTATCGACAGGCTGACGGCTTCGCAGCAGGGAATACAGAACGCTAGGGATGATCGGAGGGAAGCCGACAAATCGCCATCTTCCAAAGGCGAAGACGCCACCGCCCGTATTCTTGCCCAGGCCGATGCAGAGAAGAAGCTGGCCGATGCCTGGGCCACCGGCAACGTCGCCGAAGTCCACCGGGTCGAGCTTGAGAAGGCCATTGCGCTTGCCTCTGTCGGCAAGACGGATGAGCAGAAGGCGAGCATTGATGCCGCGATGCGCGAGGCTGATGCGTCGAAACAGTTGCTGACCGCCGAGCAGCACCGCTACGCCCAAATGCAGCAGATGAACGCTGCGAACCAGAATATGTCCTATCTCGGCATGGGCGAGGACGCGGCCAAGCGTGCGAAGGCCGAGAACGATGTAACGAAATGGTACAGGGACCAGTATGGTGCTATTGCTGACCTGAATCCCGAAATCCGCAAGGTCTACGAGGACGAACTCGCCCGCGCCGACGCCATCGCGAACCAGACCATCGCCTACGAGCAGCAGAAAGCCGCCCTCGACGAACTGGGCAAGTTCGGCGATCAGGTCTTCGACCGCATGGGCACGGCGATTACCCAGGCGTTTACCCAGGGCAACGGCGCCGCGATCAACTTCAAGAGCATCCTCCAGGGCATCCAGTCGGAGATCACGCAGGAACTACTCAAGCTCGCGGTGATAAATCCAATAAAAAATTACATCAATGGTGGGTCAAGCCTGCCGATGCTTACGAGCATTTCTAATGCATTTGGCCTATCTTCATCAGGTAGTTCGGCGCCTCAACAACTAACGACATCCAACTTTTTCTCACAATCACCAAACGTAGCAAATAGCAACGGATCGTATGGCGGTTATAATCCAGGTATTCAAGTTGTTGGGGGAAGCACTCCAGGGATGTTGACCAGCGCGACAACAGCATCGTCTGGTTCTGGAGTTATGGGCCAGTTAAATAACCTCGCATCTATGGCAAGCATCGGTGAAAAGGTATCAAATTTCTTCTCAAACGGATACACGGGAAGTTGGCTACAGGGAATCTTCGGTGGTGGGAGTGCGGCCAGTTACTCTGCATCCGATAGCGCGGTGTTGGGGAATCTAACTGGGGCGATTTCTGAAACAGGTGCAACGGATATGACCGCCGGGATGGTGACTCCCGCATCCGCCGGTGGCGGCTTTATGTCTGGGGCTGGCGGAAGCACTGCTGCGGAAACCGCGACAGGGACAATGGCCGGGGCCGGTATGTCCTCGTATCTCCCCTATGCCGGAGCAGCGATCAACAGCATCACGAACTTCTCCCAAGGCAACACGGGAGCCGGCATCGGAAGCTTGGTCGGCGGCATAGCTGGAGCCTATTTCGGGCCTATCGGCTCGATGGCCGGCTCGATGATTGGCGGCATGATCGGCGGCCTGTTCGACGGTGGCTCCGAGCACGGCCCTGCCGCCACCGGCTCGATTGAAACCGGCGGCGCCACCCACGGGATGAACTCCCCGGTCAACGGAAACCAAGACGCCGCCTGGAACGCCGACGCCGGCCGGTTGATCGGCGTCACGTCCTCGTCGCAGCTCGACCCGAACACTTGGTACGCCAACACGAACAGCGAATCGGTACGTGGTGGCGACGGCGGGTCCATGTCCTCGCTGGCTAAAAGCACCGCCGACAGCTTGAACGCCTTCATGGCTCAGTACAACCTGACCATGACGAAGCAGGCATCGGCCCTGATGATCTCGGGGGACAACTCGAACCCCGGCTACGGCTCGACCGATGCCCTGATGATGGCCCTCGCCAACAACAAGATGATGGCCGGCAGCGGTGACGTCGGTCAGGTCATGCAGGCCGGTGGATGGAAGGATACCAAGACGCTCCAAGCTGCGCTCCAGGCGGCATCTGGCGTCGATACTTCGTACAAGGCCCTCAACGAGAACTCGTATCAGCAGAAGCAGGACCAGCTCGACCAGCAGTTCGCGGCTCAGAAGGCCCAGGCGACGCAGTACGGCTATAGCACCGATCAGCTCACCGCCATCTACAACCAGAACACCCTCTACAACAACCAGGACCAAGCCGCCGCCGCCAACTCGAACAGCGCCGCTCTGGCATCTCGGGCTGCCGCGCTGACTGGCGGATCGCTCGACACGACAGCCGCCTCTCTCAAGGCGTCCCAGGCCGAGGAGATGCTCAAGGCCCAGCGCGACCACACGACGGATACCACGAAGCTGGCGGCGGTCCAGGATCAAGAATACGCCCAGACGATGGCCGACGCTGCGGCCAAGCTCCAGACCGTTCAGACCACGCTTGCGGCCAAGGGCATGGCCGACCTCGGTCAGGTCGTCAATGCGGCTTGGGCGCAGATCGCGCAGCAGGGCTATAACACGGTCCTGGACGCGGCCAAGAATGGGCAGGACGTGAGCCAAGCATCGGCGATTGCCGCAGTGGACGCGGCCAAGGCGCAGTTGCAGGCGGTGATTTCCTCGGCGCAGAGCCAGATCAGCGTCCTCCAGACCGAGTTGCAGCAGTCTGGCAGCCTGCGCGATGCCGTTACGTCGATGCAGGACTCTCGACTGACGCCGCAGCAGGCGTATGACACCGCGATCAGCCGGTTCCAGACGACGCTCACGGCGGCGCAGGGCGGCAATCTGGACGCGCTCGGCAAGGTCACGGCCTACGGCCAAGCGGCGGTGAACGCCGAGAGCACGGTCTACGGCGGGACGCAGACCACGGTCTTCGATCAGGTGACGACTGGGCTGGCCGGACTTGCCGACCAGATCGACGCTCAGAACGGCATCCAGTACGACGCCGCGATGGCGCAGCTCAATGCCCTCCAGACCATTGCGCTCAACACCCAGAAGCAGCTCACGGCGTCCACGGACTCGGTGTCCGCGCTCCAGGGGTACGAGGCCACCGCGACCGCCGCCTACGCCCAGGCGACGGCTCAGCTCGCCTCGATGGCCGGCACGTTCAGCTCGGCGGTCTCGACGATCCCGGCCTTGACGGCTGCCGTCAACACAGTCGCCCAGATTTCGGCCGGTGTGTCGAGCGTGGTGACCTCGGCGCTGAGCGGGGGGTCCAGCAGTTCCGGTTCGGGGGGTGCAGGTTCGTCGTCCAGCGCTCCGGCTTGGGCGAGTCAGATTGACCTCTCAGCGTACAACACCTCCGGAGCCGCTGCGAACATCAACGCCTTCCGTACGTCTGATAACCCGCAGCAATACGGGCTGCTGTACGACATGATAAGCGGCTCGAACAATGCAACGACCGCTGGCTCTAAGTACGATTTCGGCACTCAGTCCGTGGCATACCAAGCGTATAACGCGGCGGTTAGCCCTAACGCTTATCAAAGCGCGCTGCTAACCACCGTCGGAAACGCCCTGTACGGCTCCGTCCCTTCGGGAGCGCAGATCGGAGCCCTTTACTACTTGCTGCTTAACGGACCTTCTAGCAAGCCCGGCGTCAATAAGTCCGACTTCAGCTCGAACGAGGCGATTCTCGGAATCTCTGGGTTCGCCTCCGGTGGTGACTTCGGAGGCGGCCTGCGCATCGTCGGCGAGCGCGGGCCAGAGCTTGAGGCCACCGGCCCGGCCCGGATATGGAACGCCGATCAGACGCGACGGATAGTCGGCGGTGATAACTCGGACCTCCTGGCGGAACTCCAGGCACTGCGGGCCGAGGTCGCCGCTCTCAGGCAGGCCACCGCCGCCGGCGCCATGCACGTCGCCGATACGGTGTCTGCGGGGAATAACCGCCTCGCCACCGCCGCTGAGCATGCGGCTTATCAACCCCGCGCGGTGGCGGCGTAATCATGGACATCCTCTTCGAGCAGTCCGCCATTGATACCGGCGGAAACGCCGTCGTGCGCCGGTTCGGCGGCACGGCGTTTACGACCGCCCCCACGGATAGCCCGTCGAACACCGTCTACCTGCCGCTGATCCGCACCGCCGGCAGCTTCGAACGGCACTCCTGGAGCAAAGGCGCCACCACCGGCCGCAGCCAAGCCGGGTTCGGCGCAATCCGAGTGGCGAACACCAAGGTGAACGGCGTTTGGCTGCTGGACAGCCTCGTCCATGACGCGGTCGACGGCCAGCCGTTTGTGATCCGGATGGGAGATGGCAATAGCCTGTCGGGATATCCGGTCTATGCCACCGGGATCACCAAGGCGATCCAGCCGGGGTGGGACTACATCGATTACATCCTCAATGACCAGACGTCGTTTCTCTGGGATTTGCCTCTCCAACAGACGAAGTACCTGGGCACGAACTCGGGGGGCACCGGCCTAGAAGGGCTCGCAACCGACCTCATCGGAACGATCAAGCCGATGCTGGTCGGCAAAGTCCAGAACATCAGTCCTCCGCTCGCCAATGCGGTGCAACTCGTCTATCAGGTGGACGACGGCGGCGCCAAGCTGCCGATGACGCTTACGGTTTACAGCAGCCGCAACGTCGTCACGCCCGGCACCCAGCGCGCCACCCTGGCGCTGCTACAGAGCAACACACCGACCAGCAGCACATACGATTGGTACGCTGGCCCAGAGGGTTGGTACTTCAAGCTCTGCGTCGGGATTGTTGGCCGCATCACCTGCGATGTCGCCGAGGGCGCATCGTCTGATCGCACCATCGCGCAGACCACCAGCCGACTGATCACGCGCGTCGCCAGTAAATACCCAGGGTACGCGATCCCAGCTATCGACGGGATCACGACGCTGGATGGTAAATTCTTGGCGGAAGTCGGGGGCTGGACGATCAGCGATACCACTCTCGGGGCCACCCTTGATGTGATCCTGGCAAGCGGGGGATGCTACCTCGCCGACAAGCGCGTGACTGGCTTGAACCTTGGCCGGCTTGAAGACCCCGACACGCTGCCGAGCGCATTGACGCTTTCTGAGTGGCAGATAGTCAACCTGACCCTCTCGGCACCGAACGATTCCGGCATTGGTCTCCGGGTGGGATCGACAGGGTTCGGGATTTACGCCAGCAACCCGATCTACAGCGCGCAAGGAACCGTCGCAGGAATCCCGCCTTGGCAGGTAATGCTCGACTACGGTCAGAATTACACGATCATGACCGAGACAGACCTTCCGTCAGATAGCGCAACAGATGTTGCATTCACTAAGGTTCAATTCCGAACGGTCATGGCGAGCGACACGTCCGTTCTTGCAGCTCACTTAAAGGCACCTGAGTTTGACCTAACCACTCTTCTCCGGTTTCAAGCCGACGCGCAGACGGAAGCAAACCGCCAACTCGCGCTCCGTAAGGTGCAGCGGGTAGTCGTTAGTGTGCAGGTGCCGAGCAATTTCGCGGCTTCACTAGACTTGGGAAGCGCGTTCACTCTCGCGCTGGCAAGGTTTGGCTGGGATGCGGGGCGCAACTTCCTCTGCATCGGTCTTATAGAAAATTACGGGGACTACCAAACCCCGGCGACAACCACAATCATCGGATGGGGGCTACTATGACTTTACTTTGCAGCACCGCGATCACGACAGCGGTCACCGGCTCTATCCAAACCGCCCAGACAGGCTTCGGTAAGGTCACCGCCCTCACCATCGAGGCGGCCTTTACCTACGTCGCATCAGCCGCAACAACGGTCGATGCCTACGTCCAGACCAGCATCGACGGCGGCACGACCTGGATCGACATCGCCAACTTCCACTTCACCACTGCGTCGGCGACGAACATCGTCAACGTGAGCGGCCTGACCGCCGTTACGACGCCGACCGCGATCACGGACGGCAGCATCGCGAACAACACGGTTCAGCAGGGCGTCCTCGGCGAGCGCTACCGGGTCAAGATCACGTCGGTTGGCACTTACGGCGCCGGCACCACTCTGATCGTCAACGTCGCGGCGCGGTAAACGATCATGACCGCATCCGCCTCGAACTGCTTGCTCTGCACCCAGAATTACGTGGACGTGAATGGGCTCTACGCGCCTACGTTCTCAGGGGGATTGTGGTCGGATACTTTGCCTCTGACCAACCTGCAAAACCCGATGCTGGCTTACAAGGCGCGGTCGGCGAGTTGCGTTCCGTCGGACACCTCGTTTGTCTGCGACCTCGGGGTGACGCGATCGATCATGGCCGTCGTCATCCCGGCTCCGCATAACCTGAGCCAGAGCGCGTCCTACACGATCAGCGTCTTCAAAGACGCCGCTCTCACCGTCCTCGCAGGTACATACTCTGGCGTTCTTTCTCCAGTGGTATTCCCATTTGGAACGGTGCCGTTCGAAGACCAGCATTGGTATAATGGGCAGTATACCCCGGAAGAGTTCAACAACTTTAAGGTTCCTGTGGTCGCTCTATTCACCACTGCGGTACTGGGGCGATATGTCCAGGTGCTGATAACCGACCAGAGCAACCCGTATGGTTACATCGAACTGTCTCGCCTGTTCGTTTCCCCAGGTTATCAGCCGTTCTACAATATGAGCTATGGGGCTCAGCTTGTCCCGGTTGACCCGTCCGTCGTGACGAAGACGATTGGTGGATACAGAGCTTTCGATGCTCGGCCGAAATACCGTGAATTCCATCTGGCTATCCAGACCCTCCCAAACCAGGAAGCTCTGTCTTCGGTCTTCGATCAGCAATTCGCGCTCGGCTTGTCTGGTCAGGTATTCTTCTCGGCCAACCCGAAAGACATAACCAACCTCCATCGCGTGTCGTTCCTTGCGAACCTGAGCAAGTTGAACCCAATCACGATGGCTTACTACGGATACTCGGGCGTCGCTTACGACCTGATCGAAGTCGTCGCCTAAGAACTCGAACGCATCGTCTGAAATGCCTCGATTGGCCTCTTGCTAGGGGACTGATATGTCTACAGTTACGCTCAACGGAAACCCCTATCCTGACAATATTCTGTCGGGGTTCGGGTATTTAACCCCTGGGGCATTTGGTGATGTCTACCCGCTCTGGCAAAAGATGTGGGTGGACGGTAAGGCTGACCTCGGGACGTCTTCGACCCTGGCGCAAAACTGGGCGTCTCTGACCGGATCGCTGGTCGCCTCGACGGACTATTCAGCCAAGGAATGGGCGCAGGGAACAACGGCGTTATCGTCCAAGAGCTGGGCCACCCTCACCGGGGCTTATGTCACCGGCACCAGCCTAAGCGCCCAGGAATGGGCCGCCGGCACGTATAAGCGCGGCGCGGCCGGTTTTGGCTCTGCTAAGGACTGGGCGACCCTGTTGGCGGCGACCGCCGACAACGCGGAATATTCTGCGAAAGAATATGCCATCGGGATGACGGTTGCGGCCGGGTCTTCCAAGAGCTGGGCGACGCTTACCGGGGCCTACGTCACCGGCACATCCCTCTCAGCGCAGGAGTGGGCCACGGGGACTTACAAGCGAGGTTCGGCTGGCTATGGGTCGGCTCAAGACTGGGCGATGTATATCGGCGGAACGGTTGACGGCACGAACTACAGCGCCAAGTACAACGCGAATTTGGCGGCGGCCTCGGCCACTGCGGCAGCGGCGTCTGTCGTCGCCCTAAGCGACACCAGCAGCACCAGCCTCACCATCGGAACCGGCTCGAATACTTTCACCGTCTCGGCTGGAAAGCAGTTCATCACGGGCGAGTTCATCACCGCCGCCTACACGACCACGCCCGCGAACTATATGCACGGGCAGGTGACGAGTTACAGCGGCACGACCCTGATCGTCAATGTCACGGACGTCGGTGGGTCCGGGACTTACAGCGCCTGGACGATCAGTCCCTCAGGGAGCCAAGGCACGACAGGCGCATCGGGCGCCAACACCATCCTCCAGGGCGGCGCCGCCGGCGGAACAGCCAACGCTTTGACCGTCAGCACCCAGGGCGCGATCTCGACGGCGCTCAGGGGCTATCACGTCACCGTGACGACGGGAGGTTCCGCCAGCAGCGCCACGTCCGCGACGCTCTCGGTGGACACTTCCGGCGTCAAGTCGATCTCGATCAACGGCAGCACGACTCTGGCCTTGGGCGCTCTCCCGGCCAACACCACCCTCAGCTTCGACTTCGACGGTACCAACTGGCAACTAGCTGGCGGCTCTGGATCGTCTGACTTTGACCAAAGCTGGCTTTACGCATTCTAGTTCTGAAGGAGAAAACGAAATGACAACCACAATGGATACAAACAGCTATCGGGCGACATTTCCGAAAACTATCGGAACGCTCGACATCACGACCTGCGCCACCGGTAAGCTGACGTACAACACGCTGACGGGGTGCTCAAAGCTGAGCACGGCCGGAGCGAATGGCTCTGAGTATACACATCTGGGTGCATTTCCGATGGTTGGAACTTCCGCTACTCAGGTGACGTTGCTGTATTCTCCGGACGGAACTGCATGTGCTGGTCCGATTGCAAGCACGACGTTGTCGGCGTTTGCGACCACGACCGCGGGCACGTTACAGACAGCAGCTTTTCTGAATGCCGATGGTACGCAGATATCTGAATCATCTCCGCTCCGGCTTCCCGCCAATGGTCAGTTATGGGTGCAGATCGGGGCCACTCAGACTGCGCCGGGCGTCGCCGTTGTCGCGCAGCGGAGGGACTTGTAATGGCCCTCGGTGGACCCCTTGGCGTAGCACTCGGCGCTACGTCGAAGACTGCTCCATTCACAGGCACTGTCTCCCCAGCCAATGCTGGAGCGGGGTCCATTACCGCACCCGCAGGCGCCACTCGAATGACGTGCATATTGCAGGGCGCGGGCGGAGGCGGAGGCGGAGCCGATGCTGCGGGTTATGACGGCGGTGCTGGTGGCGCAGGGAGCAAGGTAACAGTTGTGCTTCCGGTCTCCGGCGGGGCCGGTATCTCGTATAACGTCCCAACTGGTGGCCGCGGTGGCGCGTACGATACGCGCGGAGCTGAAGGCGAAGATGCGGGCGGCGGTGGCGGCGGTGGCGGATATTGTAGCTTGTCCATCAACGGAACGCTTGTTGCCATCGCGGCAGGCGGCGGCGGGGGCCCTGGCGCGTCCTGGGGGGCGTCTGAGACATCCCCTGGTGGCGCGGGGGGAGGCCTGACGGGAGCCTCTGGGTCAACCCCACCTTATGGTGGTTCTCCCGCCACGGGTGGGACTCAAGTAGGTGGTGGGAGTGGCTCGATAGCCGGAAACAACGTGTCTGGTGGTTACAACGGAATCTCTGGGTCCGCACTGACAGGCGGAAATATCAGTCCCAGTCCCCAACCGTCTCCGGCAAATGCAACGACGGTCGGGGGCGGCGGAGGCGCGGCCAATAATTCCATTGTCCATGGTGCTACTTGCGGCGGTGGCGGGGGCGCGGGATATTTCGGAGGTGGCGCGGGTTCTGAGACTGGGTATGGCAACTATGACTACGGCAGCAGCGGCGCAGGTGGTTCTGATTATGTGAGCGGTGCGGTTACGTCATATACGATGTCTCAAGGTTCCGGTGGCGTAGGAGGCGCTGCTGGGGTCCACGGAACATCACAGCTTAGTGGTGCCGCTGGAGCCAACGGCTCGCTGCTAATCACTTTCGGGTGAGGGTAGAAATATGTCGTGCTATAAAGTGAACACACTGACGGGTGAGATATTATCCGCTCAGCTCGTCCAGCCCCCGGAAGAGTTTTCCGGCTTGTCTTATGCTGTGCTTCAAGACCTTGGACCGGCGTTCCCAGATCGGTCGGACCTTTCCGGGGTCGGATTTTGGGAGGAATCTCGGGTTTCCGCGTGTCCGGACCCGATGCACATTGCGGCAGATGTTTGGCCGCCTGTCGCCGATATGGAACGTAAAGTAGTCGTCACAACTCAGGGGGTGGTGCCAAAGCCGCTCTTTCTGATCCAGAGGGATGTTAAGCGTTTAGGCGTTGAGGTTGATGCCTGGATTGATCAGATATCGCAGGAACGTGGCTACAAGTCTATCGAAGCCGTGTGCAGCTATGCCAACAGCGCGAATGCGGCCTGGGCGGCTGATGCTCATGCGGCAATCACTTGGCGCGATGCTGTTTGGTCGGCGTTCTTCGCTACTCAGGCCCAAGTCCTCGCCGGGACCGTTCCGATGATGACCCAGGGCGCTCTCATCGCTTCACTGCCCAAGATCGTGTGGCCATCATGACCACCATCGACCCTGCCGCCCTCGCGCTGATCAAGCAGTTCGAGGGCCGCCCGACGCATCCCGAGTGGCCGGGCGGCGCCAGCGGAATCACTATCGGTTACGGCTCGGACATCGGCGCTGACCCTGACGGCCTGGACGATTGGCACGACCACCTCGACCCCTACGCTTTCGCTCGTCTGCAAGAGGCGCGCGGCGTTCGGGGACCGGCGGCGATGGCGCTGTTGCCCAAGCTCCGGGACATTGAGATTCCGCCGGCCGCGTCCGAAGCGGTGCTGATCGGCGCCGCGTTGCCGGCCTATCTCGTGCTGACGCTCCATACATTCCCCGGCGCCGAACATCTCCCGGCCATGAGCCAGGGCGCGTTGGTGTCGCTGGTCTACAATCGCGGAGCATCGCTCGACGGCCCTAAGCGCCAGGAAATGGCAGCCATCCGCGACCACATCGACGCCGCCGTCTACGACATGGTGCCGCTTGAGTTCGCGTTGATGGCGCGGCTTTGGAAAAACGGCGTTCCGACAGCATCGAATCTCGCCGGCCGCCGGTATTACGAGGGCCACCTGTTCGAGCGCGGGTTGATGGGCGCTCATCTGACCGACCAATCCACGCTCCTGCTCGGGGACTCTGGCGACAGGGTGCGGGCGATGCAGCGGGCGCTGCGGGTCAATGCTGATGGTGAGTTCGGCACCGGCACTCTGATTGCGCTTCTCATTTGGCAGAGCCGTCAGGGGTTCTCAAAGCACGGCATGGCTGACGCCGATACGCTGCGGTCGTTGGGGCTATGAAGCCGAAGTTTCCGCCCCCGGTCATCTCTGCCGCCGAAGTCGCCGAAGCCGCAGCCTGCCCGGCTCGGACGGTGCGGTGCCAGTCGCCGGGGTATTGCTACACCACCCTCTGCCGGCGCAGGCTGGCGCACAAGGATACCTGACATGAGTATCTTCTCCGACATCGCCGAGGCTGGGCTCAACAGCCTCGCCCAGTACGCCCCGACTCTCGCCACCATGATCGGCGGCCCGCTCGCCGGCACGGCCGTCACCGCGATCGAATCCGTGCTCGGCATCACTCCGACCGGCGACGCCAACAAAGCCCTGGCCGCCTGCGCCAACGCCACGCCGGAGCAAATCCTGGCGCTCAAGGCCGAGGACAACCGGCACGCCGAGGCTCTCCAGAAGGCCGGTATCGACCTGGAGACCTTGGCGCAGAAGGATCGGGACTCCGCGCGCCAGCGGGAAATCGCCGTGAAAGACTGGGTTCCCGGCGTGCTGGCTATCGTCCTCACTGTAGGGTTCTTCGGTCTTTTAGGCTGGCTTGTGAGCCACGAACCGCCTGTAGGCAGTCGCGACATCCTCAACATCATGCTCGGAGCACTCGGGGCCGGTTGGGGAACCATGGTGAGCTATTTCTACGGCAGTTCTAAAGGAGCTGACGCTATGGCCGCAAAGCTCTCAGTGCGATAAGAGCGGCATGGTGTAGCATACGCCAC